CAGCGCAATGGACTCTGTGAGGCAGATGCTAGGCGCTTCCGGTGGCGGAGGTGGCGGGTGCAGGACCTTCAAAAGCGGCAGCTACACAACAGATGGGCACAATGAAAGCTATTCTTCGGGAGGCGGCCCTTCAAGTTCACATGGCATGGCCTGGTACAACGTTTTAGGGAATGAAAATGCGGGCGTTGTGGCTGCTATGGGGCCACAGTGGGCATCTACAGTCACAAACGTTGTGAGAAACTCCTGCTCCGGCAAGGTCTGCAGCTTTGAGGCCGACGGTCAAAAATTCTACGGGGATGGCGCTGGAGGGTATTCTTCTGTAAATGATGCACTGATCACAAGCAAGGGGGATGTGATCCAGTTTCATCCTGACGACAATATACTGGCCTTCAAGGACGGGTCAAAAGTGGGAGGTAAAAATATTACCATCCACAACACTTTCAATATTTCGGGTAATGGCGATCCCGATAGGATTGCCGAAGAAATCATGAAAAAAATCACAAGGATAGGCAGGATAGGATTTTGATGGAAATTCCGCTTAAAACAAAGATCGAGTTGGAGCTTGTCCACATGGACAGAAATGGAAAGGTAATAGAAATCATAAAACTAAATGGGGAAGAAGATAACAATGGCAACTGTGGTAAATAAAGGATTAGAGATGATAGCAAAACTAGTAGGTGGTGTTTCAACAGACAAGATGCAGTACATAGCGCTAGGTTCTGGCACAACTGCAGAGGCAAACAATCAGACTGCACTTGTAAGTGAGATAACAACTAACGGCGGTGCAAGGGCTATGGGAACTTGCAGCTATGCAGCTGATTACAAGTTCAAGGTCGTAAATACCTTCACATTCACAGGAGACCTTTCAATAAACGAGATAGGGGTCTTTGATGCTGCCACTTCAGGAAATATGCTTCTTAGAGGGAAACTTTCGGCCACCAAAAACGTTGGCGATGGCGATTCGCTCCAGGTGACTGTAGAGGTAACATTTGCAAGGGCGGCATAAAGAGGAAATGCCATGGTCAAGATAACAAAGATAGAGAAGATCCTAACAGACAGTAAAGATGTATCGGATTTTGTACTTATCACCTTCAAAACTGATTTAGGCAATACACGCACCACACGATACCCAATCCAGGACGTCAACGATGCAGCAAAACTAAAGCAGTTTGTCTATGAGAAGGCGAAGTTCTTTGATGCAAAAGATAGTTTTTCTCCGATAACAACGACAATAGAGATATCAAAGGATGATGTTGATCCTATAGAGCCACCTCCAACTGAAGAGCAGAAATTCCTAAATGCCGTTTCAGATCTTGAACAGTGGAAGAGGTACCTTGACTTGGGCATTGTAACAGAGACGCAATATGCGGACAAAGTAAGCAAGGTAAAAAAACTGATACCAGTAGGCTATTTTGATACAAGCTCTTCAAAAGAATAGCTAGGAGAACAAGATAAATGGCATTTGCATACTGCCGTGAAATCACTCTAAATGCCGATGCATATGTTTCCTCGGCGGTATCCAACTATCCAGTCTTCATTAAATTTAACTCAACAGATCACTTAACTCTTTTTGAAGGGGACAGTGGCGGAAGCGTATGCTTCACAAGTGATTCTGATGGCGCCACACAGCTTCCCCATGAATGCATTACATTTACAAGCTCAGAAGCCATTTTCTATGTAAACGCAGATCTCTCTGCATCAGTAGATACAAAGATATACTTCTGGTATGGAGACCCAGAAAACTCTGGGGAGGAGAACAAATCAGGAACATGGTATGCTGGGTACAGCATCCATCACTTCCAAGACACTCTTTCTAGCAGCATCACAGGGGGGTACTCCTTTTCCATGGTGGGTAGCCTCTCTTATTCCAATAATGGGGTAAGCGGAAAGGCACTTACAGGATGGAGCTCCTCAAATTATCTAACATCTTCAAGTTGCGGGTCCATATTCAACAAGGCCTATTCCACAAGCAATAGTGACTCCGTTATAGTCTTGGCAAAGTCAGCGGCTGACAAGGTAACTTTCTATGGGGGCAACACCTCTTGGAACGGTAGGGGCCCGAAGATGTATTCAAGAGGTGGTGCAGACGTCTATGGCCTCTCAAATTACTATTATGCGGGAGTTGGCTTGGGTGAGGCAGATTCAAACTGGGTCTTGTGCATGGCTGCTCTTGATGGTGGAACATCAAGACATTTTAGATACAACTCAGTATCCGGATATGCCACAAACTCCACCACTACAAAAACTTCCTACTCATACTCTGATAGGGGAATAATAGTAGGCAGATGCTATGCCCCCAACAATCTTGGAAGCTCAGATCTAATCGACTTCATCTGGGTTTTTACAGAGGCCAAATCAGTTGACTACTTCAAGGCGGTATATAATAATCACATTAATCTTTCATCATTTGTATCAATTGGAAGTGAGATTAATCTTAGATCAACGGAGTATGAGGAGTCATTGACAGCCACAGTCTCATCATCTGCCTCACTATCCAAAAATCAGACACTCTTTCAAAGAATAGGATCTTCTATCATCTCTAATTCTTCAATTACACTAACACCAATTTACATCGAGGATCTCTCGGCAACGGTAATCACATATCCATCCCTATCAACAGACGTTGGATTTACCCTAACGCTTCCTGCCTATTTGGAAGCGTCTGTTACTTTAGAAATGCTTTCAGATTACTTTGTAATGTTGTCCCATGCGGTAAGTGTCGTACCATCTGTGTCAACCTTCGAGGGCATCTTTACAAAGGCAGACATCATAGCAGATGTGCAGTTGACATCTGGCGCATATTATACAGAATCTTTAGGATTCATAATCACAGCACAACCTAACGCAAACTCACTATTAGTTGATCTAGAGCTCCTTGAAGTGCAAGTCACAGTTTCTCCGAGCAGGCTTTACATTGGGCATGAAAAGTTTGATGCTTACATCACCGCAGCGCCAAATGTTTCAGTTGTCAGCACCGGAAGAACTGCCCTATTCTGGTCAATAGAAGTTAACGGGGAAAGGATAGAAGAATGTTATGATCTTGAATATGCCAAATTCACAGATGAAAAGGGAAAGCGCTCAGACTACTTTGAAATAGTCTTAAACAATAAGGACGGATTGATCTCAGAAAAGTTCAATATCGGTGATGACGTCTACTTTTATTTTGATGAGAACTATCCCGTTGTATCAAAGATATTTCACGGCCTCATCACATCAATTGACTTTGAGATTGACACATATGGTAGCAACAAGCTGATCCTGTCTGGGGAGGATTACGGCTCAGTGAGATTTGGCCAGACAATTATATCTGGTGCGGAAAACTACTCAAACTACACAGCAACTGATATTGTTAGGGATCTAATCGTTAGATACTGTCCTGAGATAACAACAGATAATCTCGGAATATTTACTGAGCAAATACCCTACATCTCTCTTGCATGGGAGTATGTGGGACAGGCGGTAGAGAAGATCTCAAATCTTGTGGGTGCTGATTATTACGTTGATGAAAATGATGACCTTCACTTTTATGACTCAACAGATTTAGCCGCTGCACATTCAATTGTGCCTTCACAAATCCTAAATGCGACGATCAAAAAAGACTCCTCAAAGTTCTTTGACAGGGTATTTGTCGTTGGGGGAAAGCAGGGATTTTTGGATCAGAGCCAGACTTTTTCAACAACTGAAGTTTCATTACATGATAAACACTACGCCTCCCCATTTACCCCATCAAAAACTAATCTTTTGTATGTTGAAGCGTATGTCAAGAAGATCGGAAATCCACTTGACGCATTTAAATTTATGATCGTGGAGGACAACGCTGGACCCACTGGTGCAATTGTAGGATTTGGAGAGATAGTTTCCAAAAATACTTCGACTGAAGGTTCATGGGTAAAGTCAGATTACATTGACGTGCAGCTTGACACAACAAAGCTTCATTGGATCGTTTTCCCAAAGTTTGGAACTGAATCTGATACCTTCAAGGTGGCACATGACGGAACAACGGCAAACGGACACAAGCACTCTAGCGACGGTTCATCTTGGACAAGTGGCAATGGGAAGCTCTCTTTCAAGACATACTATGGCGTTCAGATTGTTAAAAATGCATCTGGAGAAAAGATGTTTGACAACTACACAGATATCCCGATTGTGGACCTATCAATTAAGGACACTGACACGGCATTGATGCTGGCCCAACAGAAGATTATAGAATATGCGCTAGAAAACTCTTCAAAACTCTTGATAAATCCCCCTGGGAAGAGGATAAAGGCTGGGGATGTTGTATCGATTACAATACCTGGAGTTTCTTTAGAAGACCAGACCATACTATCCGTCTCCTATGAACTCAATGATCCACTTATTTCAAAGGTCAGGCTTGAATGCACGTCGGCAGAGGATTTCTACTCCGCATTTGCAAATCTATTCGCTGAGCTTAGAAGGATAAAGATTGAAAATGTCCTGCAATCACAAGAGACCTCAACAGACTACAAGGAGGCTGCAGAAATTCTTTCGATAGGTCTCTTGGAAACTATCAAAGAAGCTTCAACAGATTATAGTGCAAAATTTGATGATGATAGATCAAAATGGGATGTCAGCAAATGGACATAACTGAACTGATTAGAGGGGATAAGAATCCCTATCTTGGGAGATTCAAGATTGATGAATATAGTCTTGAACGTGATACATTAATCAAAGGGCGATGGCAAAAGAATCTGATTACTAACAAACTAAAAGCTGCTCTTGCGGATGCGGTCACAGGCGATTATGATCCAAACAAACACGTTATTGGAAAGCTAGCAATCGGGACTGGCACTGCAGCACCAGTAGCAACAGATCTTTCCCTCGCAAATCAATTAGGCCCTTTGAAATCTTACGTGCCAAACAGCCTTCACAATGATACATATTCCAACAAGGCCGAGTCTACTTATTATTTTGACAGCACGGAAGCAGGATACTATGGCACATGGACGGAGTTGGGGCTCTATGCCGCCAATGGAACAGATCTTCTAACGCACTCATTGATCTCACCAACAAAAATTTTCGACAATACAAAAACTATGACAGTGTATTATGTCATTGAATTTTAGGTGATCAGGTGACATTTACAAAAAAGGTATCGGCTGGGCAGGATATCGCATCAGCTGATTTCAGGCAGTACTTCGGGGATTTTTTTTCTGAAGGGATAAAGAGTGGATTTACTGTTTCTGTAGACAGTGGATTAAAAATAAACATTGCAGCTGGAACAGCCTATGTAAAGGATGCAAATGGCGGGATGTACCAAATAGTTTCTGATGTAGTAGAGGCACTCACCGCAACGGCAAATCAAACTAACTATGTTTACTTACATTCTGATAACGGAGCCAACTGGCTCACAATCTCAACGTCTGCAACTGTGCCTAGTGATGCTATGCTTCTTGCAACAGTTGTTGCTGGTGCAAGCTCGATAAACTCAGTTACAAATGTTACATCAGGGCTTCCATCATATGTGCCTCCTGGCGTTATAGTCGCATGGTCAGGAGTTCTTTCTAGCATTCCATCAGGATGGTTACTTTGCGATGGTAATAATGGAACGCCCAATCTAATCGATCGATTCTTGCAAGGTATAACAACTGCAACAACAAATCCTGGTACAACTGGGGGTAGCCATACGAAGACTGTGGCTGGATCTTGGACGTTTGCAGGGGACACCACTACAAGGGTTGCAGGATTTACGATAGATATAAGGCCAAAGTATTACGAAGTGGCATGGATAATGAAGGCATGAGAGAGTACTACTGTTTTAGGTGCGGGGTGGTGCTGGCCAGGCCGATTGAGATGACTGCGTCTTATTGCTATGATCCTAAAAGTGAGAAAACTTTCCTAGTTTGCAAGAAGTGCAAGAAGAAGAAAGACAAAATTATCTGGTAATATTTATTTTTTATATAAGTTTCTTAATTCTTCAATAGTAAGCCATGGGTACTTTACATGGACCATACTATGGCAATTTGAACAGAGTAGTCTAATGTCTTCTATTTTTGTTTTGACGATTTTGTCATCTATTCCAAGTGGATTGACATGATGGCCTTCAATAAAATTTTTTCCACGATCCCCATAGTGTTCAAAAAAGGAAAATCCACAAACCTCACATCTTAAATCTTTGTTGTTATATAGAGCCAAAGCCTTGGCCGAATCAACAATTTTTTTATTTCTTTCTATTTTGTAATGTAAATACAATTTCCTTTGTCCTTCTTTTACAGTAATGTTAGTATAGCTATCTGTATTATGAGTTAATAGTTCAATATTAGATAAACTATCAACGGATTCTTCATCTATGGATTTAATTTTGTCGTCTAAGTTATTTTGTTCTAAATCTTCAAATCTTATTCTATATCTTTTCTTATCTTCAACTACTTCCAAATAAAAAGTGTATCCCTCTTTTAGAAATAGATATTTTTGAAATAGTCCGCCCAATCCGGGCACTCTATACTTTGTTTCTAAGTGTACAGTATATTCATTATTAGCGTATGGATCTTCTATTATGAAATCATTATAACGTTCTGGAAATAGATTTCTATAATCTTTATATATTTGAATATGAGTACGATCCCAACTTTGTGTTAAGTTAATACTAATTTTAATACTCAAATATAACACCTAATCTTTATCCGAACATACTTGTCTTAAAAACCTCATCAATCGACTTTGCACCCTTTACAAGCGAGTTGCCATTCACAAGTATTTCATCATACTCTTCTTTTAGGATTTCCTTTTCGATAAACTCCTTGTCCTTTACTGGGTCAAAGCCTTCTGGCTTGTTACGCCAAATAACAATCACGTCTTTCTCGTTACGGTAGCCTTTAACAATTACGTAGGTGATGGGGCCATTTGCCACCTTCTTGATTGATTTAACAGTTATGCCTGCTAGGTAGTTGAATGTTTCAACAAGGTCGATGTTTTTCTCCTTTAGCTCATTATTTTCTTCAAATTTGAGTTTGTACTCAAATGGATTATCAAGCGCATCAAGGTTTAGAAATACATTGCTCCCCTTGCTTTCAAACTCGAGCATGTATTTGATCTTGTAATCCTTTGACTCCTTGGCAATTACATTTGGCTTGGCGAAATTGATGTTGTTCAAAGAGTCTTCGTACTGCTCGAGAACTTGGTATTTTATAATTTGTTTTTTAGAGCCGTTATTATCCAAAGGCTTACCTTCTTTCCAGTTGTCTGAATAAATTACTTTTAGAATTCTTGGTTTAAGTACTGTATCAAAATATTCAGCCATTTCTACTAGAATAAATTTACGATTGCCTTCATCTTCCTTATTTAGTTTTAATACTGCATGACCTGTTGTACCAGAACCAGCGAAGAAATCTAGAACAACTTTAGATTGGCATACATAAGATATAATTTCTTTTATAAATCTAGATGGTTTTGGATATTTATAAATTTTGTAGTTAAATAAGTTATTAATTTCTAATGTTCCTTCCGTATTTATTATGTCCAAAATTAAATTTTTATGGGGGGCCGATCTTTCAATGAATTCATCTTTATTGTTTACATTAACATAATTTTTATAATATACTCTCCAACCACTACTTACACTTTCAGATTTTTTAAAAACAATAAATCCGTTTTTAATACCCCATTCTAATTTATCTTTGCCCCAAGTCCAAATCCAGCCGTCGTTTATAAATTCTGTTCTTCCATTAGGATAGGTTATTGAACCATCAGGGCACTTAATAGGATAATTCAAAGAATCACTATACCGAATTCCACCTCTATCTAAATTATCCACGTAATGTTTGCCCCTTCTTTTTTCATGCTCATCAGATAATGCATATCTATTGGGGTCATATGAATTTTTATTTTTAGTAAAGGATTGTTCTAAATATTCTATATTTTTTATATAAGTTGGAACATATTCGGTAATTGTTGCAATTCCCTTAGCATCAGAAGCGCCAGTTTTCTTTCTCCAAATTAAATCTGAAACAAAATTATTTTCATTAAAAATTAAATCAAAGAGTTTCCTGATATTAATATTTTCGTTATCATCGATACTACTGAATATAACCCCCTTTTCATTTAACAGATAATAAAATAAACTTAATCTATTTTCCATCATAGATAACCAAGAGCTATGATTAAATCCATCTTTATACAAAAATCCGTCTCCACCAGTATTATATGGCGGATCGATGTAGCAGCACTGAATTCTCTCTCGGCACTTGTTCATTAGCAAGTTTAGAGCCTGGAAGTTCTCTGATTTTATCAGAATACCATTTGTCTTTTCGTCAAGATCATCTATTTCACTTATTAGCTGGTATTTGAAGTCCTCTTCGTAAAACTTAGT